CCCTCCCGTAACCGGACTTGAGGCATCAGGAGAGTCATCTCCTGTTATTGTGTAGACCGTGTTGTTCTGTGATCTAAAATAGTCCGCATCAATAAGAATTCCTGCTCTCCAAATTATCCCATCCCCCAGTTCTGAAGCAAAAGAATACCCCGTAGTTATGTTGCAATTCTTGACCGTGACCTCATCCGCGGTGACATAAAAACCGCCAATGATTGTTGTGTTGCTTCCACAGTCTATATCAACTGCCTTTGTGACGTTGACCTGCTGCGTGATATTGCTTAAAACACGAATGATATCCCCTGCGCTGACGTTGGAACTGTTGATTGCTTCCTGTATGCTTGTAAAATTAAACCCTGTGAAATTTGTCCCATTGAAGTAATATCCTGAAACGTTTGTACCGTTGACATGCACGTACCAAGTGGTTGCGTTATACCCCGCACCAGTTTCTCCAGTGATTACGACTTCAGGCTCGTGGCATCCAGCCAAGGCTATAAAAATTGCAAGGATCCACGCAATTGTGACCCACTTAAATAGTGAAGTAGCTCGAGTAGTTTGTTCCATCGTATGCTCTGCACCTAATACTGGCGCTCTTGTTCGTCCAGCTTGTGGTGTTTATGAATATGCTCCCACCTTCAGTATGATTGTCTATGATGCTCCATGCGTACACGTCCATTCCGAGAGTGCTAGTGTAGTTGTTGCTCAAACAGGTAAGGTATGAGACCCCGCACGTGGCCCACCCATTAAATCCTGTCGCAGGATTGTAAGTGATTGAGCTCCCGCTCGTTCCGCAGTCTACCTGGCTTGTGTTTTCTGAATAAATGCTGAATGTTCCTGCGCTTCTGTTCCCCGACAGGTATGCAGATGCGTCGATGCTTCCACTTCCTACGATCATGATTGTGGGCAAGCTGAATGCCAGTCCTGTGTCGTCATTTATTGTGAAGTTGCTTGATATTCCCGGGCTGCTTTGAACTCCGTCGTCATCGTATGCGACCACCCGGATTTTCTTGTCTCCTGTCATCGTGGAAGGTATTGTCCACAGGTTCCAAGTCAGGTTTGTGCTGGAGTTGATTGTCTGATTGAAAGAAAAATCTTCATTGAGCAGACTTATGTTGTAGTGGTCAATTGCCGTCGCCTTCGGGCTTGTGCTTGCCGCCCAGGTGATGTTCATGCTGCAATAATAGCTTCCATCAGCCACTGGAATGACTATGTTCGGAGCCGTTGGCGGAAGCGAACTCTCGTTTATTGCATCACCGCTCACGGTTCCATTTCCGCAGTTGCCTAGCACGTCGCAGGCTTCAATCATATAAAAAAGTGTTGTTGAACCTTTGTACTGGTGCAGGTGGCTGTCAATGGTTCCGCTGCCCATTCCCCAAGAACTGCCTGCGGTTGTTGTTGTCCAGAAACTATTCGTCTGATTTGTGATGTACCAATAAGACCAGGTAGTTGATGCCGCGCCCCTCAATAAGAAATAGCTTGTGCTTGTAGGAACAACCCCGCCCACGGTTGTGTCGAGAGTTATTGGGCAGACATGATGCCACGAGTAGTCTGGGTGACTATGGTTGTATGCCTGTCCTGCTGCTATCGTGCAGAACTGTGCGCAGTTAGAACTTGCTGCAGGGTTGCCTGTCGTGTACGTGCTGTTGCAGTAGTAAATCCTCAATGGTCCGCTTGCGCCACTTGTCTTGTTGGCCATTATCTCAAAAAAAGCGTACTGGGGTGTTGAGACGTTCTGCAGCCTTATCTCGAGGTACTGGTTCGGACTCGTCAGCGTAGCGGAAGTGTGAGTTGTATGCTCCATGCTCTCCTCGTCAATATTATAAGTCGCAGGGTATATCTGATTGTCATGCAGAGAAAAGTTCCACGTGTCGCTTTGGTTGCTTCCTGTCTGGCTTGTCCACGTGTTGTTCATCGTACACGTTCCGTTGGTGTAAATTGAACACGCATCTCCCGTGCTATTGAATTTGAACCAAAGCTTGACCGTGCTCTCATTCACTCCCGAGGTATCTGTAATGTTATAACTGATATTCAATCCTGTCGTAAATGCGTTTGTTGATGTGAGGTCACTCGGATTCTGGCTGATGAATGTTGAGTTTGGCGGTGTATCTATCGTGCTGGAGTTCCATCTTTTTGGTCCGTCGTGCTTCGGCTTATAATAAGAAGCATTAACCTCAGCAGCACTCAAAGTCCTATTATAAATTTTCACGTCGTCGATTATTCCCTGATACCAATCATTTGCTCTAAGAGCCCAAACATCAATTATATATGGAGGTTTCCAAGTTCTAATACAACTAGCATTCGTAGTAGTGTTTATCAATGCTCCATTTAAGTAAGTTTTTGCAGTCCCAGAAGTTCCGTCCATCGTCATGACAACATGATACCACTGACTATTATTCAAAACCAAATTCTGCTGAGAGCAAGCACTAAAATCTCCAGCACCATTCTGCAAAAAGAAAAACAAGTTCCTAACACTCGAACCCCTAAATATCATCATGGCGTCTCCACCAGCTCCATCTCCCAATCCACCAAGAATAACAGCATTATACCCGCCAGTTGTCCATCCACCATTTCCTAAAGGATATATCCAAGCAGCCATTGAAAGATTAGTAACTGCACTTGGAGCCGATGCTGTTAATTTTTGTCCACTGGCTGTGAAATTATAGCATCCGAGACTTGTCTGACCATTTCCTTTAATACATCCGCTGTTTTGGGTGAATATAGGACTACCAGTCACGGACAAAGTTCTTCCGTTTCCGCTCCAGTCGAGCAACTGACCGCTTGCTATCAAACTCGGCTCGAATGCCCACAGGTCAATAAGGTCAGGATTTGCGTCATTGGTCTTGCTTGTCGTGTTTGTTCCATTACAGCTTGCTCTTATGTTCGTGCTGTTCGTTCCGTTCATGCTAAAATTGATGAGTCTTGCGGCATCCCAGAACAATCCATCACTTGTTGAATTGATGTAATAAGACACGCCTGTTGCGTTAGGAATGGCAACCCAAGAAAGAGTCTGATTTGTGTCTGCATTATAAAATTCCACGTCGCTGCAGTCCTCAGCACAACCCATTTCATTCGAGCACAGGTTATACCTGCAACTTGCATTGTTCGCGCTGCTGTTCCAGATGGGATATCCTGTTCCGTCCGTGCAGTTACTTATTTTAAAAAATACTATCGCTTCGCTGTTGTTCACAGCGCTGCCAGTCATGTTAGGGGTGGCCATTATTAAATAAAGGATCTGATACCACATCGGGTCAATCCAACCAGAATAGGCACAAGAATCATCAAGAATGCAAGTCCAGTCATCAGAAGTGTGAAGGTAGAATATTCCAGTCCACTTTCCACTCACGTACTTGGGACCGTATATGATGCTCCAGTTGACGCACTGCCCAGGTTTCAATTTCGAACCATCTGTGTTGTGGTATATGACCATCCCACTTTTGTTATGAACAGAAAAGTGGTCGTTGACGTTGACCTTCTGCATCTTATACTTGGTGATGCTTCCATTCTGTCCCGTCTCGTCCCAAAAACAAGTCTTGCTCGGCGCGTGAATTCTCTTGCAGTAATGCTCAAAAACAGTCACGTTGGTTTGGTTCGTCGCATTATAAAAATAGCACTTGCTGATGTTCACCGGAGGCCCAGTCCATGTGGCGTTATATTTGCACGTGTAGTTCTGCTCCACGGGTCCATAAGTTGGCTCCTGATAACTGACATTCTTTTCAATAAAAGCATCCTTCGAGTTCAGAGTGTCATTGAATGCATACCCTGCGAATGCCCACAAGTCTGAAGTATAGTTATTGCAGATTTGCTGGCCTTGCGTGAACTCAAGAACCCTGTTGGTCGCGGATTCCGGACTTATATATAGACTTCCAAAAGTACAGTTGACCCACACATTCCCGCCACCGCGTTCTATTGTGCAGTCGCCTCCGTCTGTCTGTTGCTGGTCGAACACGACTATTTTATCCCCGCATCCAGCTATCAACACGAATAGTGTTGTAAGGATCAACGCAGGAATTGCAATGCTTCGAGGCTTCATGTATAACTCAACCTCCGCAACGTTGTGTTCCAGTTAGCGCTACCCCCAGAGTCGAAGTCCTGGTTCCTAAAATCCTCCACGTACTCTCCAGTCCAGAATATAGTCCTAAGAATGTCCTTGGTGGTATCATCCTGTATTATGGTGTATCCGTACACGCTGACGTCCCAGTCTTTCTGCCTAACATCCACGGTGATGTCTGAGGTGCTGAGCGCTTCTCTCTCAAGACGCCTGACTCTTTCGTTGATGTTCATGGTCATGTCTTCTTCGTTAGGACTCGAATAGCCTACATCGACCTCGTCCCAAGGGTACGGGTACGTGTAGACAATCTTGTCAATAAGAAGTGTTTCATCTACCGCATTGAGCGTGTCAATAACGTGCACCTTCATTCCTGCAGCCATTCCTGGTGTGAATATGACTCTAGCCTGCGTTCTCGTGACAGGGTCTTTTCTTAACGCAAGGCGGTCTCGCAGTCTTTCTATTCCATCCTGAACGGTGAGAACATCCTTGTGCGTCTCTATCGTCTCAAAGGTGCCGTGATCTGCAATGCTTGCATCGTCCTGACCACTTATTTTTACGGGCACCATGTATGAATACTGCACCGAGACCGATTGTCCAGCAGTTGGAGTATAGGTGCTGCTCCAGAGTATCTGCCTGTTTGAGAGGTCCACGCTGTAGTCATAAAGTGCCGTTGCGTCCAGCTTTCCTCCAGTCTTCAGAGTTCCATCAACATAAACCTTGACAGACACAGGCTCGTTAGTAAGCACCATTCCGGTAGTTGTGCACGTGCCTGTTCCGACCGTTCCGGTTTCTGTGGTTTCAACTTCCTGCAGTCCTCCGGTGATTGTGATTTTGTTTGCCAACCTGCTCTTGTCATACTCCCAAATAAGGTTGTCTTGAATGTTCACTCCCACCTGCAGGTCTGTTCCGAATGTCGTGTACCCCTTCGGTTCGAAGTGTACCGTGTCGTCCTGTGGGCAGTAGTAAGTCGTCCATCCAAGAATATCTGCCAGCGTCCTGAGCCTCTCAAGCAGGAAGTCGCTGTTGACCACGAACTTGTCCAGAGTGATATCCGTTCCGCTATCAACCACGGTTGCAGTCATGCCTCCCCACGTCTCAATCAAGTCTTCTGCGATCGCACTGATTTTACCTGCCTGCGTGTCGATGTTCTTGTCGTACGTGTAGTTGGCTGTTTTCTTTGCGAGCTCCCACATGCGGTCATAAGCAATGATGTTTATCATTCCACCATCCTTGGTGTAGCTGACCAGCTTTCCTCTGAACACCGTGTAGTCGGTGCTGGTTACCAAGCCGCGAGTTATGACTATATCCTGCGCCTGATTGATATCCAACAATGAACTGGCCTGGATGTTCAGAACTATGGTCGCTTGTCCGTACTCATCGTCTCTCTTGTCTTCTATTCTGGCGCTGTAGCAGTAATTCAGAAATGATGTTCCTCCGATGCTCATTGTGTACATGTAATTATCTGCCATTTATATGCCGCTCCTGAATAGATAGATTTTGTATGGGCAGTGGTTCGGCAGCTTCAGGTTGTGGTCGTACTCCATTCGAATCGGCTTGACCTTCCACGTGGAGAATCCGTCATTAAAGTCCTTGAGTTCGACCGTTTCGAGTAGCAGCTGATTCTTATCTGCCCACGTTAAGTATTCCTGAAGGAATGCTGCGACTTCTGCCACAGTTCCATGGTATTCACCATCTATGCTCATCTGGACTCCTTTGCCCAATATATTAACGCCCACAGCATTGTCGCTGCTGGTAAGCGGCATCTTCACAGGAACCAATCCGCTGTCCACGTCCACGTGAATGTTGCCTACTTTATTTCTAACGCTGTTGAATTCAGTCAGTCCGCTTATTGTTGGAGTCGCCATTTTTTTACACCTTTGAGAGTTCTTGCCCTTCTTTACTCTTCCTCTGCAAGGCCGCCAGATTATTCATGTAATTCACTCTTGCTCCAGAGTAACCCGCAGGATTGCCAGCAATAATTGCAGCACCCCCTCCGTTTCTGAAGGGATTGCCAATTCCTTCTATCCAGTTTCGGTCATCAGACGTACCAGGAATTCTCTGCAGAGGATCATACTGTTGAACTCCACCCCCGTAAAAGAACCTGTACCTCGGGTCTCCAGTCTGCTCTCCTATGCTTCCTCCGTATCCTCCCCAGCCTCCGCGCGGTGCGCCGCTGCTTGATATTCCGTTAGCTGCTGCGACCCAGCTATACGCTGCTGCCTGCACTGCTGCAGCACCGCTCTTGCAAGCATTAGCCAGCTGCATGACTCCTTGAGCCGCATCCTTGGTATTATCTGCAGTCTGTCCCATGTACTCAGCAGTTTGCTCAAGCTCGTTCATAAATTTGTCTGGCGTCCATTCGCCTATGCCCACACTCTGTCCGGTGTCAAGCCCAGGACTTCCGTATGACCAACTGGTTCCGTTTTCCGGAAGAGTCATCGGATTGCCATTCCACGGCTGTGATGTCAGGAACTTCCAGAGCGCTTCGTACACAGGTCCTTCTTTCTCCCACCAGTTCTTAAGCAGTCCTGTGACTGTCTCGACGTTTTTTGTTGTTGCAATCAATCCTGCAGGAATAAGCGCAGCTATCCCTGCGATCAACGCGCCCTTCGGCCCTAAGGCACTCACGATGCTCGACAGGCTGCCTCCTATTCCCGGAATAAACCGCACCAGCTGCGAGTAAGCAACCGACCTAGTCTTCTGCTCAGTCGGACTCTCCCCTCCTCTTCCTGGGCCTCCTGGAACGCCTCCAGCGCCACCGCTACCCACAGCTCTGATTACTAAGTCCGCTTGAATGGTTGCGCCAGCCGACATTTCCTTTCCTCCTCTTCAATCATTTCCTTTTCAGCTCTGTACTCATCGTCCAGCAGCCATATTTTGAGTTCGAATGATTCCATGTCGTCTATTCGTTTATACTCCAAGCCATGCCTGACGACCAGGCGTTTATTAAGCAGTATCTCATTCAGTTCTGGGTCCTTAACTCGGTAGCTTGGATCCCAGATTCTGTCTCGGAGTTCTCTTTTTTTGCTACATTCGGCTTGTTCAGCTCATTAAAAGCATCTGCGACCTTCTGGCCTTCTTCCCAGTCCAAACTCCTGAGACCATCCAGAGTCTTCTGAAATGGTGCTTCCACGATGCTCATCAGCAGCTGCAGTTCGCCTCTGAGTATCATGTCAACGTTTCCGTCGTTTCTTGCTGCTTTTCTCAAACTGTCTCTTTCTTCTCCGTAAGTGAGCCGCCTAACCTTGACGATTTTTTCCTGTCCTTGGTACTTTATTTTGACTTCCCGCTCCATCGTTATCACCCGTTTTCTATTTTATGATGTATAAAATCGTATTGGAACCTTATCAGTCGAATCTGACAGCCCTGCAAATCCTATACCGCTCACAGTCACCTGGACCTTGTCATCATCCCAGTTTATCGGGTGCGACCAGTTTGTCACGAAACAATTCTCAAGGTCTATGCTCGCAGTCCTGTCGCCCGTGGCTACTCCTTCGCTGATTGCCAGCTTCAAAGTCAGGGCTGTTGGATCTACCGTTGCGGCTATCGGCGTGTTTGCTCCGCTTGCTCCGAAAAAGTACTCGAGCAGTTCTATCGCGCTCAGGGTGCTGGCTGCGTCGTTGTAGTCGTACAAGAGAGTATAACTCCACCTGTATCGTCGAACTCCTATTCCTATCCAGCTAGAGAACCTGCTGCCATTCACTTCATACAAGGCATTGCTGTTGTTCTCTATTGTCCAGTTGAAATTCACAACATTAATCGCATTAGTGCCGTCAGTTATCTGCAAGGTATTGCAAATAAACGGCTTCAACACTGGTGTCGTGTAGGTCAGGGCGCTAGTGCTCTTTGTCGTTGTCTGGCCTATGAATGCTGTGTTGAACATGAGCGGTCTTCCTACCTGTCCGCTGAGTGTCAGCGTATTTAGGAATATCCCTGTCAGGTCGAACACGCTGCTGTTGGTCACTCCTACGTGCCCTACCTCGAGGTGCAAGGTTTTCAGTCCATTGGTGTAGTCCAGCGCATCCTGCTCAACGAGTTCGTAAGGTGCTCCACTGGTTCCGCTTCCTTGGATGTCTCCTATTGCGTACTGCAAAGGTGTGAAGTCTATGACCTCTCCGCTGATGCTTCCGCTGAGAATAAAGTTGCCGTTCTTCGCGCTAGTGTAGTTTCTTCCTTCACCAACGCCCTGGCTGAAGATTCTCTGCTCTTCCATATCCAGCACGAACGAGTTTATCTTCCCGAAGTAGTTGCCCGCTATCGGACTGCCTCCAGTGCCGTACCCTGTCTCTGCAGCGTAACAACAATAACATCTCCCTCCGCTAAATACTTCTCGGACCATGTTCTTCTTCCTCCTTTATTTGAAAATCCTTTTGCTCCGGTGCTTCAGCCTGCCAACCCTTCTTGTCCTGCTTTTTGTACTTGACGCTCATTGGATATCCTCTCCGATGTTGTACATCGTGAATTCGTACTCGACGACCTGCCTGTAAATTCCCAAGTCTTCCTCCAAGGGCATCGGCACGTTGCTCATGAGCACAGGGTCGAACATACCCTTCAAGGTATCTGCCGTTCTATGATTATTCTTGATAAGCTTGACGATCGTGCGCGCAAGGTACTGACAGACCTTCTTCCCTTCCATCTTGACGACGTATGTGCTGGTGATTGCTTCTCCGTTGTGGCTGCTCACGTCAGCACTGCTGAAGTTGAGGTTACCTGTTGCCTTGCTCCACTGGACTGTTCCCGCTGCGAGGCTGGCAGGTGTTGTGAAGTTCGCATCTTCCTCTACCGCCGTTGTGGTGCCGTAGCTCGTACTTGTGTGTTTGATGTTGGTGATTGTTGTAGGAATCTGATTAAAAGTCATTCGAGAACTATTTGCCGTGCTGGACATGGTTCCCAAAGCTTCAGAGGTTGTTGTGACGCTGTATATCTGGTCTTTTTTAGCAATCACATCTATCTGCAGGACGACCTTGTGCCGGGTATCATCATCATGCATACCGAGGAACTTTCCGTCTTCAGAAATAATCGTGATACCTATTCGGGGGAATTCGGTGTTGCCTAGGCTCTTGACCCTTGGGAAGTCAGGGAATATGTACGTCCCGCTCCGGCTTGAATTTATATCTGTGAGGCTGCCTCTCAAGAAGTTTGCGAGGATTTTATCCGGTTCTATCTTCACCTTTGTCATGATTTCATTCCCTTGCCTTCCTTGGCTTGATTGCGGTTGAGTGCCTTCCTTGGCTTCCGCAGTGAGTATAAAACCCTTCTGTGCTGGAGGAGCGACCCTGGAGCATCAGAAGGGACAGGTGATAACATCGGATATCCTTTCTTTGATGCCTTTAAGGTATTTAAATAAAATTATTTAGCTGCCCAGTTCGCCGCAGTCTCAATGACCTTCTGCATCTTTGCGTCGTTGTACAGCACCTTTCTAATCGGAGCGAAGGGCTCCAGCCCGTACATCTGAATATGCTTCGCCAGCGCGAAGTATCCTTTCTCTTTGAATCCATGTCTTCTGGCCCAGTACTGCAGCTGCGGAACGAGAATAAACTTGTTTCCTTCTTTCTTGAGAGGCATCTTCCTATCTTGATTCGGTCCCCTGACAACCTCTCCCCAAGGATCCGCGACACCTTTTCTTGTTCCTGCAGTCCCGTACTCAAGGTATGGAGCGTGGGCGCTAGTGCTGTAAAAAGTCAGAGTGTCTTCCTTAATCTCAAATCCGAAGCTGCCGACGAATTCTCCAGTATCAACCAGCTTTGCCTTGCGGACTTCATCCTCTACTGCCTTGGTGAAAGTAAATCCTATCGCATTGAGTAGCTTGTTCTTGAATTCCGGCCAGTTCGTGATTTCATACTGCTGACCATCAACTTCAATTATAGGCAAGTCAGCCATTGTTACGACGGCGCGGGGATTCGAACCCCGAACCACCCAATTATCAGTTGCGGCGCTCCACCTTTAAGCTACGCCGTCAGCAGTTTCAGTCGCTTGTGTTGATGCGTCTTTTGCACCTGTACGAATAGAATATCACACTCACGCCAAGTTTAGGCTTCTCAATTCCGGTCACTATCTCCCAGACCTCATTTCCATCAACCACTTGGTCTTCAGGGACAGGAACGATTGTGGTTCCTCCGCTGCTGATTCCATCTGGGTGAATATACAAAACCCCTTCTCCGACTTCCACAATACCTTCCTTAATATACCGTTGGTCCAGGTCCGTGCCGCTCTGCAGGTCACCAGTGAATGTGTAGTCTGTATCTGTGATTGCGCTATTCTGTCCGAACTTGTCTTGCGTCCGAGAAGTCCTCCTCAACGTGAGGGTTCTGCCGAATATTTCCAGGGCTTTAATCATCTTGTCCCTGTTAATAGTTGCATGTTTTGTGACCTGGCTATTCTTAACCATTATTATATCGCCACCAGGTCGACTCTCCTCCCTATTCCGTCTTGCAATGCTTCGATTCTCTTCTTGAGTTGGTCTATAACTTCACGGATGTTGACCCAGGCTTCTCCTATCGTGACACTCTTGCTACCCAAAGAATAGCTTGTGGCGTCATCGTATGCCCCTCCGGTTATCATGACCGCTCCTCTAAGCGCAGCGTACAATATGCACAGGTCTTCAATATCTGTTCTGACCGTTGCCGCACCGTAGTAGTAGTCGATTCTAATATTTCTCGTTCCATTGGGAATTCTTGTTCCCAATACTTCAACCTCTCCGTTGGTCTCAAATGATATTTGTCGGGGTTCGAGCACTGTGCTCAAGCAGTCTTGTAGGGCTATGGTGCTCAGGATCGGCGCAGTTGTGTAGCTGCCGGAACTCAGGCGTCCGCGCACCCAATAGTGTGTGTACCCGTTCACGCTGTTCTGTGCCCATCCGTAGGGCATGTCCCAAGTGAACCTGCCGCTGGCTTCGAACGTGCTGCTGTCAGTCTCTGTCTCGGTCACCGTAAGGGCTGTCCAGGCGCTCCCGTTGTAGTATTCCCACGTAAGAGTAGGAGTGCCTACCCCCAAGGTCTGAAGTGTTGTCTGAATGCCTAGGAATCGGTCTGTACACCCCACGTATAGGCAGTCATTAGCCGCAGGGATTGCTGCAAAGATTGTGAATGGCGTCTGAGTGCTATCGTTGACCACGCTGGTTTTGTCCGTGTAGGTTGCTTCGCTGCTGTCATAATTAAAGCACCTACTGACCTGTGGTGCCTCCTGCAGGAAAAAGACGTTCTTGATGCTTCGCACCGGGTAGTTTGAGAGCATGAACGTATCCGGTTCATCCCAGTCCGCCATGTACGGCTGATCAGTCGTAGGGTACGTGCTGGTTTCCCTACCATCAAGGTACTCAACCGCCGCATTGTTGCCGCTCCACTTTCGTCCTGTTCCATCCTCAACCTCATGCTGCGCAGCAGCAAGCAAGTCAGTGACGACCGTGTCAGAAAAAGCATCAACATACCAGTACGTCGCATAAAGAATGTTCGTGCTCAAAACCGTGACTCCCGTAGCAGTAAGGGCAATCCTGCCGCTTTCCTTGTCTACCGTGTAGTGCGTGGTCTCAGTCAGCGCAGTAAAAGAATGACTGCCGCTCGCAGCATAACTCAGCACATAACTGCCAGTTATTACATTGGTATGGTCCAGGTCGAACGCATTCGTGCTGTTGTCTCCCGTTCCTACCGCTTCGTCTACTATTCGCGTTCCGAAACCGCTTCTCTGCGCAAACTGCAAGTTTGTTGCGTATGATGTCATGGTTTTTTATCCTTTAGACGGCCATATTTTATCTGCAAGCCAGACCACGAATGCGCCTATTGTTGTTGCTACGAACGCCACCGCTCCAATGATGCCCTTAGCCTGCAATCTAAACTTTGTATTCTCAGCGCATTCTGCCTTGACAGCTTTCACATCCTCATGGATCATGTCCAGCTTTGTGGCGAGGACTTCATTTGAGATGCGCGCCATCAGTCATCACGCATCAAATATGATTACTGCCTGAAAACATCCCGGGCTGACAGGCACCACCTGAACAAGCCTGATTGTCTTGCTGTTGTCTATCGTCTCGAGCTTTGTTTCAATAGCTGCCGCAACCGTCTCTGCGCTTCCTACTGGGCTGACATAATCTGTGACTGCATAATTCGTCATTTGTCATCACCCTTTTGTTCAGACTTTCCCCTCTTGAGAATACCTTTCTTCTCAAGGTTTTTCAGCCGCTCGTCTATCGAGAAGTGATCCTGCAATTTCTTTTTGTCAGCATCAGACATGTCTGGCCCGATAGTTATGGGTCCTTTGATTGTGGGCATATTGTTCAACCTCCTACAAATTTCTCATAAAGAGTAAAATGTTTATCTTCAAGCTTGTTCTCATCATTCATCTTCTTGAGTTTTCCTTTGACCAAATCGAATGCGAAGTCTGCGAACTCCTTCTCTACCTCTTCGCTTCCTGCCTGCGCATTCCACTTGACCCGGCCATCATCACTCATGACGATTTCGTATTTTTTGAGCTCCTCCTCAGAGAAACTCAAAGATTCACGCAGTGTCCTGATGACCTTCAAGGTGGCAAAGTTTCCTTCTTTCGGAAGTATTTCCAGACTCAAAAGTCGCTCCACAACATTCAGTTTTACCTTCATTTTTTTATCACCCGTTATTTTTTAAAAAAAGATAAAAAAAATTAGTTGTAAATCAACACGTAATGCGTTCCGGCATCATCCGTGTACAACGGGACGTACTTGCTCTCAGACGACTTGCTAACCGCGGTTGTTCCGAGGTCTGAGCTTCCCGCATTGCACTTGATGAGTGCCGTTGTCACGTTGGTGTTGTTCACTATGCTGAACGGATAGAACGTCGCTCCGCTTGCTCCGCCGTTTGTCTGTAGCAAGCACTGCGCTCTCATTCCGAATATAAACACGCCGTTTGTCAGGACTCCACCAGTGTCTGACCACAAGCCGTTAGTCTGTGCGCAGACGTGGTTTCCGCCAGTCGTCACTGATGCCATGTTTATCCAAGAACTTAATGCGGATACTGCTCCAGCGACGGTTCCTGTCAGCGTCAGTTCAGACTCGACGAGGCCGTAACCATCGCCGTAGTTGCCGTTGTTCACAGTCATTGCGCCTTTGAGCACTCTGCCTGTTGCGCTTGCGCTTGTTCCGCTGGTTGTGAAGCAAGTTGTCGCCACGTCTGCGTCTACCTTAACGCCATCAGTGAAAACCGTTGTTCCCAAACCAGTCGCTTTCTTGACATGAACTCCTGCGAAGCTGCCCGTTGCAGTTATTGAAGCAGTTCCGTTCAAGACCATCAGTGCTGCTGCATAAGCGCCGCTATCAATGGTGAAGTTAGCCTGCGCAGAGAACATCGCAGTTACAGCAGACACGTGTCCTGTGCTTGCGACACTAGAACTCGCCACGCCATCGGTTTCAAAAGAACCATAAAGTCCCGAATGATTCCACAGCGTTGTGGTCGTTCCTGATCCGCCGTACATCTTCACGCTACCCTGGACAGCATTAACCTGGTAGCCGCCAGTGAGCGCAACAGTCGTATTCTGTCTGACTCTGCCCCAGATGCCCCTGATGTCGTTAGACAATGCTTCGTCTGCCTGTATCTCTCCGAATGCCCTGATGAGCCCGTTCTTCGTACCGCTCATTGGCATTCCTGCACTGATTGATGTTCCTATCAGGATCGCGCAGGTTGTAGCAGCAGTAGGTGTAATACTGATGCCGTTCGTCATTGCTGCGTTCAGTGTGATTCCTGTAGTTGCTGCGCCATCCAGAACCAGTGCGCCTGTAACATCTACGGGTCCGTCAAGGTTTATCTTTGTAGCTCCCGCGAGAGTTATCGTATTCTGGGTTATGGTCATGACATTGCTCGCATCCGCGAGTGTACCATCATCGTCGAATGTCACCGTGCCATCGAGCTTTATGCTTGAGCTTCCAGTCAGTGCTATTGTAGGAGCGGTCACCTGTATCTTGGTGTCTCCTATGAGGTCCATTTGACCATCCGTGCTGGAGTAGATATATAGCCCAGTGTCTCTGATGTAATGCTTCTTTGCAGCTGCGAGCGTTGTATCTCCATTCACACTGACTGCTCCGGTTCCCGTAGCAAAAGTATGAGCGCCGTCTATGGTCACATCGCCATCGAGAGTGAGCCCTGTGCTGCCCTCGAGCTCTATTGTAGGCGCTGTTATCATTGCTTTTGTATCAGCAATCATGTCCAGCTGCCCGTCTGCGCTCGAGTACAAGTAGAGTCCGCTGTCTCTAAACAAGAGCTTAGAATTTGAATACATTGTGAACGTGTCTGATGATGCGTTGCCGAATGTGAAGTCTCCTTGGATTGTGACGTTCTTCTTGAATGTCCAATTCCTGTTTTCCAGTTGACTGATTCCGAATGCCATTTTTTTCTTTGCCTCCTTTTGTCCTTCACGCCTAAATCGTGGTAATAAAAATAAATGATTAAAAAAATTATTGCGTATTATACGAATGCGCCTACGTCTGCCCTGCCGACCAGTTCAATGACCCTAAAATCTGCAGTCCCAGCTACGAAGGTTATCGTCAGCACACCTGAAACGACTGCGGTCGTCACGGCTTCCGTGACGATAACGCTTCCGTCAGTTGTATGCCTCCATGCCTTCACGCTCAACAGCCCAGTGGCGTTGATTCCATAATTCGCAAGGGTGACATCCAGCGTATCTCCGCTATTCACGGTATTAGCTGCGCAAATAATGACCTTTGTCAGGTCACTATTCGGCCTATGCCCCCACTTCTTCAGTATGGATGTAGCTGTCATTTTAGGCGAATGCCCCCACGTCGCTTCTTCCGACGATGCGTATCACTCGGAAGTCATCATTGGTTCCGGCGGCTATCGTCACCGTCAACACTCCAGCAGAAACCGCTGTTGTATTGGCTTCAGTTGTGATGATGCTGCCGTCCGCGGTATGCACCCAGCTCTCAACACTCAACAGACCCGTGGCGCTGATGCCGTAGTCCGAGAGAGTGATTGCTACCGTGTTCGTTGCGTCAGTGGTATTCGGGCAACAAATAACTGCCTCAACGAGGTCGCTGTTAGGCCCTGCTATCCACGCTTTCAAGATTGATGCTGCTGTCATGGTCTATTCCCCTCCATTTACGCCAGGTTATACCTGCGGACGCAGGATGCCTGGAATGTCAGCACGAGAGCGCCGTACCACTTGATGAAGTACTTGTCGCTATCGTTTGTCTTTGCCAGTTCCTGGTATGTGTAGTCCTGCAAGACTGCGAGATATATGTATCTCGTGTCGAGGTAGAGGATCTCTCTGGCTGTTGCGGTTGTCGGCATGTACCTGTCCTTGATGAACAGCGCCCCGTCGAAATAAAAGGCGTCGGGTATTCCGAAGTCCATGTTCGCAGGCAGCCTCTGGCCTTCCACTGGGAATCTCATGTAGTCTTGTATGAGTCCTTTGAGGTAGTTGAAGGTGTAGCCGTCTGTGACTACAAGGTCAATCAGTCCATTCGCCTGGAATGAAGTGTTGAAGTCCTCCCTGATCAACTCCAGTGTTATGTTTGCCGAGCTATTGTTGCTCGTGTTGGTCGTAATGCCGCTGATGAGTCCGGTGAAACCAAGCGCATTTGTGCTTGTGTTGCCGTTGATTATCTCGTTCTCAAGAGCCTCGTTCAGTGAAGCGGTCTTGACCCTGATGTCTTCAGCCATGAGGTTTATGAACCCCTGGGCTCCCGCCTGTGCAGGTCCGGTGATGCGGCCTACTGCGTAGAGGAACTTCATTGTCACAGTACCATTGCTTCTTGTGTCTACCTGGTCAGACAATGCTGCATCGTCCCCGAGGAACGCTGCGCCCGCCTTTGCAGTAACAAGGTTGTAGGCGTATGTGAGGCTTCTGACTGCCTTCCTAGGCAAGAGCCTAACAAGCGGTGTTTCCCTGACTGTCCTATCAACGACACTTGGGTCGATAAAAGGAGGCAGCAAAGAATACGCTGTGAATGTACCACCAGTCGTCGCACCTATACTGGGTGCCTTTGTCTGCAGGTCACTCTGCGCTTTGACAAGCGATTTGCCTATCTCCTGCCTCTGATCCACGCCCCTCATCGGGTCGAAATATGTCTGTTCGTGAACTACTCCTGCTTTGCCGAATACTTCATCGAACTTGTCGTGAGCGTGCTGCTCCTTGCTCATTCCGTGATTTGAAAATCCTATCATCTTCCTCTTCCTCCGTTTTTAGTTGCCAGGGTATCTGCCCTTCAGCATCTTTTCTATTGTCAGCGGACCTTCCGAGTCAGCTGCTTTCTTGTCAGGCATGTCATGCACTCCTGTGCGCATGTTGACTGCCATCTTCTCGAGCTTGTCCAGCTTCTCCTTGGTCTCAACCAGTTCCTTCTTGGTTGTGGCGAGTTCGCTTGTTAGCTTCTCGACATTGTCCTGGAGCGCCTTCGTAGCATCAACCTGAACCGCCTTCTCTGTAGAAGGGGCTTTCTTTTGTTCTTCTGTCATGATACTAACCTCCTCATCTTTTTTTGTTTCAACGCTTTTAGCGTCGGTAACATCATTTTCTTTTCCGTTGTCTGCCAATCCTATTCCACTTCTATTGTACCCGCACTTTCCGCAGGTCTGAGAGTCTTTTCGCTCATCGTGTCCGCAGTCAGGGCACTTCCATTTCTGAACCATGTCTCCCGCTGCTTTGTCGTCTTTGCCGAATAATCCCTCGTAGCACTGCGCGCAGTAAGGAACTTCTTTGCCATCTTCGAACATGTGTTTTGTTGCAGGCTTCCCGCATGCGCATCTCTCTTCTTCCTTTGCTGCCTTCTCTGCAGGAACCATCTCCTCAATACAATCCCTACATAGGTTCAGAGTCTCTCCACTGGTCGTTCTGACCTTTCGGAGTTCTGCATCATTCCCGCAGCCCTCGCATTTGCCCTTGGCCTTGATTGTCTTGAGTTCGTCTTCACTGAATTTCTTCCCACACGCATTGCACTTCCAGACTCCTGTACTTCCGCTTGCGTCTGTGACTTCAGAGACGTCTGTGCTTCCGCATCCGGGGCACTTTGCCATCGCCTTGCAGGTTTCGCACTGGCAAGACTTCCCATCATTAAAAGGTATGTGATGAACATTAGTCTGATGATTCTCCGCATCCCGCCAGTTGTTGAATACTGCTCCGCACTCATCGCAAGTCCAAGTGTGATTCCTATCGTTCACCGTCCACATGGTTTTGTGACAGGCTTTGCCAAGGTCTATTTTGAATCCGCAATCCAAGCACTCCCTGGTCTTGTGGTCTTCGTCATCATGAAAATTCCCGCTACCGCATTCAGGGCAGGTTCGATTGATGCTCTTCTGCGTTGCTTCAAGAAGACTATCCAAATATACCCTACTGATTCCAAGGTCCCGTGCGATTGCGCTCCTTGTTTCCCCTTGGTGCATTCTTTGTAGTATGATTTGTGCCAGCCGTTCTTCGTCATCCATCTTCGTCTCAATGTTGAACTGCTTTGCTACTGCCTGGTAGCTCGCATTCCTATTAGACTGAATTGGAACCCAAGTCGCCTCCACGAGCTCCCCCTTGGTCCAGACTCTGACTTCTTTCCCATCTACTTTTTTCATCTCGCTTCCGAGACCCCTGAAGCCTATGCTGATTCCTGGGTTCATGCCCATCGCAATAGCCTCCTCTACCTGCTTCTGGATCTGCGCAGCCAAAGGATTCGCAAATTTACTGAAGAACATTGGTTCCGCAGTAAGAGCTGAATGGTCGCCGTTCATCAAGTGCTTAATATTTTTCCAGCCGCCGACCCAGTTCTCCATCTGATTCTTATGATTCGCCAACGCCGGAAGGACCTTGTTCTGGCTCCACTCCTTCAAAAGGTTTCCGCCCATGATTTCATCGTCCCTATCCAAGCTCGTATCGCTCAGAATTGCCTGGTATTTGCCTTCAGAAGTCTTGGTCACTGGCATCCAGAGTTTTTGAACAACAAGGTTTTCGGGCATAGTAATTAGAACTCAGGCTGTTGAGGTATTTAAATAAAATTATTTGTCCCCTTTTTTCTTCCAAGTGCAAGTGCACCAAGTGTCATGTGCCTTCTTTCCGCTCCACCACGTACTCGTTTCTTTGCAGTAGTACATCAGTTCGTCTTGGCTCATGCGCCCGGAACGAACTGCAAAGTACACCTACAATGCGGATGCGAAGGAGGCTGGTTGCCTTCCCAAAAGTCAGAGGAACCGCTTTCTGTGGTGTATGCAACTTTGAATATTCCGTTCGGGTCTACTTCCTGACCGTTCAGTTTTTTGCATTGAGGACTGGTCCTGTCGTCAAGGAATGCGACCCATTTCTTTTTTCCTGCCAGTCCGCTTTTTTCGTAGGCTTCTAATTTTCCGGCGTTCTGGAATCTGTTGCTTTCCGTCCTGGCAATTCTCATTGCGCGGCCTTCGGTGATTTTGCCCTTCACCTGGCCTCCTTTGTACTTCGCCATCTCCTCCTTCACAGCCTGCTTAATATCCTCAAGGCTGTCTTTCCGGACTATGCCATCTCTGACGATCTGGCTGATTTCCTTCTGAATATCCTTCGTAATGCCCTTAATACCAACCCACCTGTCTCCGTTGGGCAGGTAGAACCCTTCCAGCTGTCTCCTGGTAAGGCTGTCTATCTTCGCATCAAAATCAGCGCCGACCACGATGTTCAGCTGCAGTTCCTTCTCCGCCTCATCAATTCCAGTATTAAACTTCAGAGTAATGATGCGCTTTATTTGGTCATAAAAACCGCCCGTGTTGACCATGTTGAACAGGTCTTTAAGAAACTCCCCCCAAGTCTTCTCTATGTACTCTGCGCCCTTCTGTTGGACTTCTTCCTTGATATTAGCCTCGAGGTTCTTCAGAATGCTTTTTTCCCACTTGTTGAACTGCCTGTTCAAGAATTCGTCGTACTCCTTGGCTTCATCTTCTTCTATTGGTTCAAGGTCTGCGCTTTTAAACTCAGGACTGCTTTTTTTTTCCTCATCCGGCTTCGCAGGATCCTTGGGTGCTTCAGGCTTCTTCGGCTCCCCTGGCTGTGCTCCGGGTTTCTCCGGGTTTTGACCGCCATTCTGCTGTGCAAAACTTTCCTGCAGAACCATGGTCATCGGCTTGTCCCCCCACTCTACAGGGTCTTTGCCTTCCATGCTCCTGACCTCGTTTATCGTGTACACATTGGCAGCTAATTTTGCCATCTTCTGATCATGCTCAATCCGCTCAGACACGTCGTCGTGTATGACGAACTGGAATTTAATCTTGTCATGCCCCAACAGTTCGGGAATGATTTCTCTGTTGATTTTCTGCTCTATAAGTTTCAGGTAAGGCTTGACTGCGTTCTTGACGGTGATTCGCTCCTGGCCTTCTTGAGTGGAGGTGTTGCTGTTCTCATAAAACCCGACCTCTTGAGGCGACACTCCGAAGTTAGCGAATACCATGTGGAAGTACCATTTTTGTCCTTCGAGCCATTCCATGTCTTTGTTGCTCTTGGCCATGTCCTTCCAGTCAACACCCGTCACATTCGAGAAGAGTAGTTTGTGGGCTTTGCCCTTCAGCTCTTTCATCCAGCTATTTCTGAATCTTTTGAGCTGGTCTTCTGGCATCGGCACCGCAACCATACCCGCCGGAATAGCATTGTTTTTGAAGAACTCCTTGTTCCACCGCGTGCTTTGTATCATGACCTCGACTTCCTGCTGCAAACTCATCAGGGGACTCCAGCCGTAAGGGAATGTCTCGGGTGTTCTCTTCATCTGTCCGTAAATAATCTCTTCCTTTTCGAAGAACTTCGGCGAGGAACTGGGGTACTTGTAGCTGTACTGGAAGTATCCTTGGAAGAGTCCGTGTTCCTCCATTTTGAACAGGAACTTGCTTCCATCAAAAGGGAAGAGTTGTACTGGCTGTCCGGCTACGTTCTTGGCCTTGAATACAACGCCCGCGTCCAGTTCGAGAACGTCAAGCAGGAATGGTCCCCACACGGCCCAGAAGTCGTCTCCGTTCTCATTCGGGTATTCAAGCAGGGTCTCGAGCTTTTTAATATCCTCTTCGTACATGTCAGGCTTTTCATCATCATCAGTCGGAACAATCTGCCTTTCGATATTCGTGACCTGTTTGAGGATCGCGTTCTCCACCATCTGAACCCAGCAGCTTTTTGCGTACTGCCTTATTTCAAGAATATTAACTGCGCGCGGTACTCCCAGCTGTGCTGTCCAGAACCAAGAAGGTAACAGCGGCATGGTTTCTGGGTCGACGCTATTCTCAACCGTGAAGAGTCTTATTTCCTTTGTCAGGAACCTGTTTTTGATGTTTGTTAGGAATCCCATGAATATGAAATTAAGCACAGCCTTTTATTCAGTGTACTTTTGAGGTATTTAAATAAAATTATTTCTCAACGGCCTTCAGGATATCTTCAAACAATTCAGCAGGTATTCTGCCTCGTTCTACATCATCTTCCAGTCCCTGAGTGCCTCCTCTGCTTCCTCGCGGTGCTGGGTCGTTGTCCAGCGTCTTTGTCATGCATCCGTGAGCTTGTGCTACTTTGGTGAAGCTCTTTGTTCCACAGAATAACTCCAGCGTTTTCATTCCAGCACCTGTTGCTCTGGGTTCTGTGCTTCTTTAAACTGCCAACCCTGACAACCCTTCAACCTCATCTCCGCTATCTTGATGTACTCCGCGTTCAGTTCGAATCCAATGTACTGCTTTCCTTGTTTCTTTGCCACCGCTGCTGTTGTACCGCTTCCCATGAACGGGTCCAGCACCACCCCCCCCTTCCAGTCTGCCTTGCATCCGCAATCAGTAAATCCTTTGTCTTCTTTCTCTTTCACCACCTTCGTCAGCAACGTAGAAGTCGGACTCAGGTTCTGCCCTGATGATTCGTACTTTATGCATCGTCCTCCGCCTTTCGGAAGGTTGTTCCCCGTGTATTCAATTCTCTTTTCTCTGGCCAGTCCGCACTTCGTGCAAATCTGTTTAGGACAGCCTGCAGCAATCATTGGTTCTATCAGTGCTTCAGGGAACACTGCGAAGTGCGCTCCGACGAACGGGTCAGTATTGATTGTCCACACGCAGCGCTTGTTTCTTCCTTGCTTCCATTCAGGCTGATTCCCTGAATAAACAGGGTTGTTGTTCCCTTCTGTCTGTTTCTTCCCGCCTATTGGCGGCATTACTTTGTACTTGCCTTGGTATTCGAACTCTCTGTTGCGGACAATTCCAAAAGGGCGATTCTCCAGTGTTTTGTACTCTTCGAATTGCTGCTCAAAAAAATACTTCTTGCTCTTCACGAATAAGAATACCTTCTCGAAGTCCACGGTGAATCTATCCTCCACGCTGGCAGGCATGCAGTTCCTTTTGTGCCATATTATTTCGTTTCTAAGTATCCATCCTCTGTTGCTCATTTCTATTGCGAACCTGCTCGGGATTTGCAGCAGACTTTTCTCTTGTGGTTTTTTCACGTCTGATTTAAACGGTTCTGTCTTCCACGGGCCACCTTCAGTATATCTATTCACCGTATTAAAATCACTATGCGCAATCCCACCTCCGTAAGTGTCTCCGAGGTTGACCCAAACCGTACCCTCCTTCTTCAGCACTCTTTTGACTTCATCGAATATATCGCAGAGCTTGTTTATGTACTCCTGAAAAGTAGGCTCGAGTCCCAGCTGTCCTTCGGTTCCGTAGTCTCTCAAACCCCAATAGGGCGGACTGGTCACCACGCAATCAACGCACTCATCAGGCAAGGCTTTTAATCCCGACAGGCAGTCGGTGTTGTGTATCTTGTTCAATTCCATCTCGCTCCTCCTCTCATGCCCAGAAAAACGCAGTGTTTTCCTGCATCTTCCACGTGAAATAATTCAGCGCATCAGCAAAGTCCGGACTTTTGTCTTCAGGATCAACGATGCGCCACTTCTCCCCTATCGTCCTTTCTTTCTTCATCTTCAGCAATTCGCTTCTGAGTTTTGGATGATTCGGAATGCTAATCAGGCCGTCTCTCATGAGTTCTGCATTCCTGAAAAACATTTCAGCTTTCTTGTTCGTGAACCGGGCCTTGCTCGAAGTGGGCTGGTTGTCAATGCTTTCCATTCCGGTCTTCGGACTCTCCCCGTAGTGGCAGGCGTTGACGCGCACCTTGTGGTTGTTCTGCAATAACTGCCTGACACGGTTGACCACTCCGCTACCTATTCCTATGCAGTCGATGTTAATAAAAACGAAGCCATTGCTCCCTATCCGTCCTTCAGCCAACGCCCGGGCTGCTTTGTCAGCAATACGTTCTGCTATTTTCATCGGTTCGCTCTTTGCTTCACTGAATATATCCTGGACTTTGTATCCTTCTGGCCCGGATGGTCCTTCCATGATGACCGTGAAGTCTCTGCCCTGGTCTGCAGGATCGCAGCTAATAACCCAGTTTTGTTTTGGCTCCAGTTTCTTGTTCGTGGCTTGTTGTACCCAGCTGAACTTATAAAGACCGTCGTCGCTTTCGTCAGGAAAAGTGCTCTTGTATAAGACGGTGAATTCTGTGCTGTCTTCCCCTCCGAGCTCGTTTTTCATTTCGTCAATAAATGCTTGTGTTGTTCGGCCTTCGGCAATCGCAACCTCGTAACCTATCTGTATCACTTCGAAGCGTCCGCTCACGTAGTGCTCGTAATATTTTCCATCCCTGTTCCACGGGTTGCTCAGCTCTATGAGTATTGCTTTCTCTGGGTCGTCTCCAAGCATTCTGACAATCTTTGCATAAGCCTCCAAGCCAATGAGCGCTGCTTCATCGAGAATAATCAAGTCAGCACCGAAACCCATCAGCCTATACGCCTCTCCGTGCGCTGATATCATTCGCAATTCACACCCGTTGCTAAACGTCCATCGCCTTCTGCTTGCTTCCTTCCTCAAGCGTTCCACGCTGTGCTCATGGTCAATATCCACCAGCGCAGCAAGGCGCGGGCAGTTGACTATAATCTCCGCAATATAGTTTCGGATTATACTGGCCTGCTCCTCCAAGGGAGCAATGATTGCTACCTTTTTGTTTTGATGCAGCCAGATATACAAGGCCACACCCATTGCCACACACGCACTTTTGCCGTACCGGGTCATCGCATTTATGGTCGCTCTTCTTGTCATGCCGTAAGCAATCATCTTGACTATTTTTTCTTGAGAAGGAGTAAGCCGTTGTGCTGGGGCGTAGCCTGGGAACATGAACCTGCAGAGTGCTTTGATGTTCCGTGTTCTGACGACCTCCTCCAGCAAGCTATCTGTCATGCTCTTCACAGCTTTTTGGGTTTCTCTCCAGTGTACGTCTCCCACCGTTGGATTATGACGCTGCAGTACCGGGGTTCTATCTCCATGCAGTAAGCAGTTCGTTCTGTTTGCTGCGCGCCAATAAGGGTGCTTCCGCTTCCTGCACACAGGTCAAGGATGAGGTCTTCTCTTCGGGTGCTGTTCTTCAGAATCTTGGTTATAATCCTGACGGGTTTCATGGTAGGATGCACGATGCCATCGCTCCACTCCTGCTCCCTCTGAGAAAAGTAGTTCATGCTAAACCCCTCGAAGACGTCCGTGTTGGTCGCGTGTTGTGTTCTGAACCTGAGTTCCTTTCCTTCGAGCAAGGGCACCCTGGCTGGGATGTCATCCTCCAACTTCACTCGCAGGTACGTGTTGTCACTCAGTGCAAGGCTGAATCCCTTGCGGTCAAGGATCTGCGCATCTTCCATCTTCTCGTTTCTGACGAGCTTGAAGAAGTCTTCTTGTGTGCCGTCCCCGAACCAAGCTACCTTGTCTCGGTCTCCTGCAAATATGATAAATTCGTGTCTGAAGCGGTACTTGTACCCTAAGCCTGCGAATACCTTGTCCCACACCAAGCAGTTGAGGATTTCTATTCCCCTCTTCTCGAGTTCGTTTATCCACCTATGGTAGTTTCTGTAGTCGATGCATATATACATTCCGCATCCTGCTTTGCTGGCACCCTGGACGCTTTCCATAATCTGACCGATGAAGTTTCCGTACACGTGCTGTGGCAAGGTGTCGTTCTGCATGCTCCCGAACTTTCCTTCTGTAGTTCCTGCGAATGCAAGGTTGTAAGGCGGGTCCATAAAAAGACAGTCGGCTTTTTGTCCGTCCATGAGTCTATCCACGTCTGCTTTTTTGGTGCTGTCACCGCACATGAGTCTGTGTTGTCCGAGTTGCCAGACATCCCCGAACTCCACTTTGTACTTAGGTTCCTTCCAGGCAGCCTCCGCATCGAACGAATCTTCTCCCTTCGCTCCAGCATCCGCATTCGTCTGCTTCAATAACTCCTCATAATCCACGGCCTGCGGAAGTAACTCTTTGAACTTGTCCATCCCTTCGCTGTCCATGATAAACTGGAATTCCATCAAGTCCTTTGTCTTGTCATGCTCTCCTTTGAGTTTGTTCATAACCTGCCTTAATATGTGACGGTCGACTTCCTCCAAGGGCAGTCTGAGAACGGGAACTTGTTCCATGCCGAGCTCGACACCCGCCTTCCACCTATGATACCCGTCGGCAATCACCAGGTCTTTATTGGTTATAACAGGAATAAGGAATCCGTATGCTTCAATGTTTTTCTTCAGTGCCGCGAAGCCCTCCTTGCTCAATATGTTCGGGTTCGTTTCGTCCGGTCTGATTTTCAGCGGGTGAACAAGTTCCTGCTGCGGAACTATTATTTTCTTCTCCATGACCTTCTCCTCCGTTTTCTCTGATTAAAATCATCTTCCACTCTGGCCTGTTAAAAGGACAGCCAGGGTAATTCACAGGAATTTCTTCTCTTGGGAAGCATTGCGTCTCCTTTCCTGTTTTTCTTCCAAGCCTGGTCTTATAAACTCTGCAGAGTGTTCTTCCGCTCTGGAGCCTGACGAGGTGCGGGCAGTCCTTGCTTGTCGGCTCTCTGTCTATCCAGAGGTTGCAGCACTTCCCGCAACGAAGACAAGCAGTCATTCATGCCCACCCATTGATTTTTTTGACCTCTTCGTACTGAGCCTGCATCTTCGCAAACTCCGACGAGCTTCCTCCAGCATCAGGGTGTAGTGTCTTGCTGAGTGCCTTCCATCGGAGTTTCACTTCCTCTTCAGTTCTGAGCCCTGCGAAATAATCGAAGCTTGATTTGCTGAAGTCCGGCAAGGCCTCATATCCCTTAAAAGCATTTTCTGCTGTCTCAACCCCGTGTTCTATGCTCAGTACTCTTGAGTGCAGGAACTGCTCTATCGCTGCGAGGTTGTTCTGGATGTTTGCCTGCAAACTGCTGCTGAAGTGGTACTTTTTGGTGTTGTAAGAATAATCTATTCCTGCGCTGATGCCTTCGGTGTTGATTTGAATCTCAGTATTCGGAATGCCAAGCCTGTTGAGCCATTTTCTAATGTCACTCTTGAGCCGTCCGGCATCCCTCATTGTTTCTATCGGAGCAAAACGAACGTTCTTGTCCATGACTTCAATAAGTGGCACTCCGCAGTCCAGGCAGTATTTGCCGCTGGCTTGTTTTTTATTGCACTTTGGGCACTTGTGGTATTTCACTTTCTTCGCTCCTCTCTAATGCTTCGTATAGAACCTTGGAATGTTAAAAACACCGGAATCACTCTGCCTCTCTTATTCATGCCACTCTGAACAGTTATCACGCTGCATTTTCCTTTAAATGTTTCGCAATGTTTCCCTGTTTTTAAAACCAGTTCATATTTTGTTTCAGTCATTCTCGCTCCTCCTTTGTTCTCTCCACTCAGTCTGGAGTTCATCCATAAAAAAGCATATACTTCTCAGGCAGTCCATGCAGAACTTTGACGACTCCGCTGTTGGGTTGAAGGTGTACTGTCTCCAGGCTCCATCCCAAGCGATTGTTCCCAGGAAGAAGTCATCCTTTTTGCTTCTGACTTCCCACACCTGAGTCTTCCTTCCGGGTGTTTGTAGCTGGTTGAACTTGAGGTACTGGCTGGTGTTTGTTGGCATGTTCGTTCCTCCGACCTTCTTTTTGCGGGTTCTGTAAATCCTGCCGACCTGTTTTTTCTGCGTTTTGCATTTTATTGTCTGGGGCTTTTGTGTTTTTAGTAAAAACCAAGCGCGGTATTTTTTGCGACACCCACAGCAAGGCTTCCTTCAGGTTCTTGAGCCTATGCACTTCCCAACCCTGCAAGTCCTGGTTGACTTCCAGCTCAATATTAATGCTGTTTATCATACTATCGACTTCCTTTCGGCTTCTGATTACATCCGTCATGCTTATCCTGCCTCCATTCCAAAATTAGAGAGCGGTTTGTTCACCAAACTCTGTTTAGAGAAACTACACTGACAACCAGGACAATAAAAATCCTTCCCGTTTCCCTTCAGTGTGTTGCCGCAGTTAGGACACTTTTTTCTCAAGTTCTGGCTTTGCTCCATCTTTTTCGCTCCCCCCTCCTTCTTCTTCGATTTGCTTCACGATCGCCGCCAGCTTTGCAGCTTCCTGATTCCCCTGGTTAATAGTCACAGTATCAGGAACCTTAATCTTAAAGCCCCAAGCCTCCGCAAAGCTCGTGTTGGTCTGCACCGTATCATTAAACGCCCTAATAGCCCTGGCCTTGTCCTCCGGCCTCTTCGCCTCCCTAATAAGCCTCTGAGACAAGCGCAGGTTGCTCTCCAGCTGGTTCTTAATACTCCGCCCCACAGTCGTAATATCAACCGCCCCAAGCTCCTTGACCACCTTAATCTTCCAATTAAGCACGGTCTTGTGCGGCAGTAGCCACTTTCTGCTTAAAGCAAGGCAGTCTATGCTCCATTCTCCGAACTCTTCTATAACAGCCTTTAATTCGTTGTAGTGCTGAATACGGACTTCTTTGTCTTCTTCCGTGCCTCCCTTGGCCTTATTGACAGGATTTTCTGAAGCCATTTTGCGCCTTTTTAAATGAGGACTCCCTGAAGCTGTATAATGCAGCAGCCCTGACCACCTAACGCATTGGCCCTGATAATCTCAAAAACAGGAGTACACTTCGTCTTCTTTTCAAACGCTACAATCCTACCCTGCAATTCCTTCTGCAGTTCCTGCGCCTCCTTCCGTACCTGCTCTGTTTCCAATGCTATCGCCTCCGTATCACCTATGATGTATTGGTCTCACGGACAACCCTTCGGGTTGAACCCGTTTAAATGTCATTGTGAGGTTTCGGCCCCTTCTTGGCAAGGTCTGCCCGGATTTTATACTTCCCGCTTTTGTGCAGCACGTACTTCTGCCTTCCTTCCTGCAGCGCCTTCATACGTTCAGGATTGCGCATGCGCTCCGCAGCAGCTTCTCTTGCTGCCTTGCTCCACTGCTTCCTGGCAGGCTTCTCTTTCTTTCCAGCAGCAAACGCATCCAGCTCCTCCTGGCAACCAGAACACAGGTCATCCTCCTTGAAGGTCTCGTTATCATCCTGTATCCTCATGATTTTTGTCTTCACCCTGTACTCCGGAGCAGCCTTAAAGAACCCGAAGCACCTGTCGCACTGCTTCGCATCACTCATGCTTGTTTGCCCTCTTTGAGCTCATGCATCTTCTCAACAGTCTCCCTGAGCCTTTTATCAATCGTCAAGAACTCATTCGTGCAAGCCTTCAAGGTGTTCTTCGCCTTGTCTCTTTGAATATTGGCCTGCTCCATCTCCAATAGCTTGTCTATCCTCCTCTGCACCAAGTTGTTGATGTCCGCTTGCAAGCCTTCCAGGTCGAACTTCTCCAATTCTCCCGGCGCCTCAGAGCCAATGCATTCTGCAGGAGCGACATTGTTTGCTTCGTCTCGGATGTCCACTTCACCCATTTGAGTATCCTCCTTTTGTTGAGTATGCGACCCGCCCGTAGGCGGGTCCCGTGATATTGCAAGACCGCAGTACCATTCACAGACCAATGCATTGGTCTCGGGTGCGGCTTTTGCGCATTCCCAGCGCTGTGCTGGAATAAAAATTAAATCTTGTCGAACTCCGCCTTAAGCTCCATAACAGCCGGACTGTCCATCGGAGTATCCGTCTTCACGCAAGCAGAAGCCATGATTTGATTCATCAAGACCACCTTCAGATTCTTGTCTTCCTTCGCCCGGTCGTAACCCTTCTCAGCCTTCAAGACCTTCAGCTCCTTTCTGAGCTCCTCCTTGTGCTTCAGGATCAACGGCTCATTCAACCTCTTCCACTCAGCATTCACTTCCTCAAGCTGTGCCAGCGCAGTCTGCGCAGCCTCCAAATCCTTCGCGGGCTGGCCAGACTCAATAGCCTTCTGCAATAAACTGGTATTATTGCGCGTCTGAGCCATCTCCCCTTGGAACTGCCTATACTGCCCTAACGACTCAGTCTTGCTAAACCTGCTCGTCTCAGTTCGAATAAATAAAATATCCTCTCCATCTTCCTTGATTGCAAAAACACTATTTTTCTCCATCTTTCACTCCTCCATTTTGTCGTTTCAATTCAGCAATGAGCATCAGACTCGCAATCGTATCCGTATTCAAATACCGCATTCTCGAGTCCTGCTTAATCCTCTCAAAGTCCCTCAGAGCAGCCTCAAAGAATTCATCTCTAAAAACGTACCTGAACTTCCGAATAAAACGGTCCTGCCCGCTGCTGCTCTTTGAACTCTCAACACAAATATCCCCGTGTTTTTCCAGAGTATTAATCGATGCATTGACGCTGGCTATCTTCACATTCAATTCCCTGACCAGGTCCTCGACGCTGTAACTCTTCGTAGAGTTCTTTTTTAAGAATTCAAGTACTTCGTTCTGTCCGATTTGTTACCACCTGTTTTTTTGTTGAGCAGTGATTATTCATCCCCGCGGGATTATTCCGATGTTCCTTGTCCTGTAGGCACTCAGGTATTTAAATTTTTCTGTGCCTTTCAGTACGCGAAGTCTATCTCATCGCCATCTTCACCATCACGATCATAATCATCGTCATCGTTAGTGTCATCAAAATTCCCCGCCGCAACATCGTCTTTGACTTTCATTTTATTCCCTCCAGCACATGCATACCTTCTCCATACTTGGCTTTGAGTGCATTTAAATTTTTCGCACAGCAGGACTGTCTCTGCCAGACTCCATCCTTGTGCTTCAGCACGACTATGATTGCGCTTTTTCTCCAGTTCTTCGTCAGTGTCAGGTATCCCATAAAAAAAAAGAGAGGAGCGGCCTTTCCCCGATCTCAATAAAGGAAGGCCGTCCCCTCAGAGTTTTGACATGTAGGAAGCATTCACTCGCAGCGTATCCGGTTGTCCGTGTCTGCATTTTTAATCCACTGCACCCACCTGTTCGCATTTTCATACTGGGCCACGCTCCCGTGCATCTGGACGTTCAGCCACAGCATGTCGAAAACCTTGTATCCTTTGCCGTTGTACATTACGCATTCAGGAGTGCAGAACCTGTTCCACCCGTCGGTGATTATGTAACAAAACCTGTTGGAGGGAGCCGACGACGACAATGCAGTCCTAATCGGGTTAGACTCTGCAGACAACTCAACCCCTTTCTCCACGCTTTCATTCCACCAAGGATCAGACACGGCAGTTGCTCTTCCTATAAAAAAAGTCAGCACCAAAAGAATAACACCCACCAAAGCCAGCGCTTTTATCGGGGTAAAAGGAATACATAACTCAATCTTTTTATGCCAGAAACTTTTCTTCATGCGCTTTGGCTTGTCAGTCTTTATTTCTATCTCTTCGTTCTCCTCTTCCTCCTCATCAAGACCCCTGCTCATACTTTCAGCTCGTTCTATTTCTTCTTGGCGACTCAAAGTAAAGAATTCAGGGTCGTCGTCTATCATTTTTTTAATATTTTCAAATCCCATGTTTCAAATCACCCGTTATCTTCTTTTTTTTTATTTATCCTCGAGGCTGCTGATTCGCAACTTCAGACGCTCCTTAATAACCCCCAGCTGGTGAGGAAAATCAATCAGTTCGTTGCTGTTCTCTTTGCACCAGTCATCTATCTCTTTCAAGACTCTGCGCACCTGCGCAGGGCTTAAGGTTTCGGTGTTTTGGCTTTCTGCACAAGATTCTTCCATCTGTCATCCTCCATAGACCAGCCGCATGGAATTATAGTAACGGCAAGGTCTTTAATAAACCTAACTGCTCTTTCAGGCGTTGTTTCTATTTCGTACTCATCACCAGTCGATAGACTGACCACGTCCACGATTCTCCGGTTGCCCTCTTCGTCCTTCTTGTTTCTCTCAGCCTCCATGATGAAGTGCTGCCCTGCCTGCAGGAGTCCGAATGCTATCTCAAATTTCTTCCGCTCATGGTCTATGCTATTATGGATGCTGAAGTTAAACTCATCTGCGGCCCTGGTCCAGAGCACAGCGCATCCCGGAATATGATAGTCATGCAAGATGTCCCGTTCCTTCTCTGTCAGTCTGGCCTTCGTCATCGTCCCAGTCCCCGAAGCAGGTCTTCGATTTCTCTCTTCGGAATCATTCCCCGCCCAGCTATCAGTCTTATAAAACGAGCATTCACTTCTTTCATCGCAGCGTCCCAGCCTTCGAACTTCAGTCTCTGCTCCTCTGCAGAGCTTCCTGGTCTGGCTCCAGCGTCGGGCATTCCCAGCTTGTGCTCTATCCTAGCACACCGCTGTTTTAGTTCCACAATGCTGCTCTTCATAATCTGCACATCATTCCGTACTTGGTCTTCCATCATCTCCCTCCATTCTTTGTAGTGTCATCTGCGCACTCGCATCCCCCTCTTCTTTCTTGGGCGTCCACTGACTGCAAGTCTCTTGCATGTCACGCCTCATAGTCAATACGCTGCATTGTTGCGGATTATATCTGCCGTAGTTAGCGCAGAATAAGCATATTTTCTGAACAGGTCTATTCTTTTTTTCTTCTTGCACGATGTTTCACCTTTTTTTCAATATCCCCGAGCTCTCTGAAACTCAGCGGGTTCTTGACTCTTTTCTTACAAAGAGACGGGTCCTGCAGGATTAAAAACCTGCAGGACTTTCGCTCTTGGCAACCCTCGCAGCCGCGAGGGTACTCCCCCCTCTTCCACAGCTTGTCTTCACTCACTTCTTAGCCTCTCCGCCTTTGTTGATAAACAGCAGGATCTGTTCTGCTTCTGTTTCTGCCAGCTGTCTCAAGTTCGTTGTCGTGTAGCCTTTTGTCTTGTCACCAGCATTGAAGCTCGTAGCTCCCGCCTGGACTGCAAGACCTATTAGAACGAGGGCAGTGTTCAATGCTCCTTGTCTGCTGATCCGCAAGTCCCTCACAATATCTCGTTCTTCTTTGGCCTTCCAGTACTCGCTCTTCCCTTCCACTGGCTCTCCAGTGGGCGTCTCTGTTTTGAGCGTTCCTGCGGGTCCGATGTAGTTAAAAGTCCGCTCTTGATCAGGTACCAGCTTGATGCTGACTTCTTTTCCCTTCATGTCGAAGCGCACGAACTTCTTCGCCTGCTCCGCAGCGTTGTACCAAACATCTTCGCCTTCAAACTTTATGCCTCCGTTTTTAGAAACGACGGCTACCTTCCCTGTCTTGCTCTCCATTGATTTCACTCCTCCATGCTTATTCTCTATCGCCAGCCATGGACCTCCACGCCCATATAACTCGCAGCCTTTAATAATTCGAGTTCTGCACACCGCTTCCGCAAGTGCTCCTGGCAGTAGTATTCCTTGTGGAACCCATCACCATTCTCGCGGTTCAGTCCTTTGACGATCACGAACTGCACATTCTCAATAATGTCGCAGTCCTTGGCTTCGCACTTGTGAATCTCTTCCTTCATGGTGTCCTGCCCCACAGCGCTTTGACCGCCTTGAGGTGCTCTGCGAGCAGATTGTCATATTGGTACCGCAGTTTCTTCAGTTCAGCATCGAGTTCTTGGTTCCTCTCCCTGATTGCGGTATTCTGCATGTCTATCTGTTCGTACTTCTTGGCCAGTTCTTCGTCCTTTGCCATGGTTCAGTCCACTGCGAGCCGAGCCAACCCCTTTGCAGCCGAGAAGGACCGCTGCATAAACTCCAACTCGATATTACCTATCTTCAGCTTGCGCTCGAGCTCATCGAAGTCCTTCTGACAAACCTGGTAAGGCTCATTGATTTTCAACCTGCTCTGCACCGCGGCCTTTCGTGCTTCTTCGTTGCTATACCTTTTCTTCTGCAGGATCGTGCCATCCTTTCCTTCTTCAGGCACAGTCTCCGCTGCAATGTCAGAATACGCCATCGCTTCAATAAGCCGTAGCTTGACCAGCAGCTCTTCTTTTCGTAAGGCCTGATTATACAACAGAATTTGCTTCTCTCGGATGTCTCCCGGACCTTGCAAGAGCATCCTGCTTAATGCTTCTTTGTCTACTTTCATCGTCGCTCCCTCCAGAGTCGTTAAAATACGCTCTCATTTTTAAATGTTTTGTTGGTTTCTTCTTTGCCGGATTAAGCCAACCTTGTCTGCCACCTTCTGGGCATCTTCGTCGAGTTTCTTTCTTTGAGCATCAATGTCTGCCAGTTCTCTGAGTAGCAGCGCTTCTTCGGTTCCTTGTTGCTCTTTGTTTTCTAAAAATGCTATTATGCATGTGTTCACGAACTGGCTTAGGTTCCTGCTTTTGTTTGCGGTTTTGTCTTTGTTCAGGTACTCTGCGTGCTGCAGGAGCACGACTGCCTTGTCGCTCAGGTTGATGCTCTGTCTGTTGCTCTTTTTTATGATTTCTGTTCACCTGTTTTTTGGAGGTCGTTTGCGTTAATAACACTCGTTAATAACTGCGGCCTTCTTTTTGTGGTTTCGTCGCTCTGAGCGCCTACACCCTTATTTTTCCCTTTTTTCTATCCCTTGGTGACTACTTAAAATCAAAATCTTAATAAAGAAAGAGATATTTTCAGTCCATCGTCTTGTTTGTATATATCTCTTCCTTCTTTGCTTTTTGATTATTAACGAGAGTTATTAACGATTTTTCTCCTTCTTTTCTGTCGAGAAGCAGCTGTCTCTGCGATGAGAACTCTGTTGTTGGTCGCTCCTCTTTTATCTTGCATCACCTGTTCCTATCCTGGCTCAAAGGTTAAAACATTTAAAAATTTATGCCACCACTGGCCCGTTGACCTATCTGGGTACGTGGGCTACGATTCCTGCTCTACGCTGGAATAAAGTCACTGCTATGTTTGCAGCCGCTTCACTCTCAGGATTCAGCCCGAGGTCGCTCAGGATCCGCTGCGCATCCTGAAGGCATTCCTTCATCAGTTCCGTGTTGGTATCCTTGCTCATTCGTCTTCCTCCCCTTCCAAGGCCTTCACGTTGAAGTTCCCAGTCTTATACCTGCCTTCGCTCACGTTCTTGCGCCACTGGTCTTTCAACGCATCCAGGCTCGTTCCAGCATCGGCCTCGATGTACACACTGACCTTTGTCGTGACCTTGACTCTCTCTCTACCCATGGTTCTCTTCCTCCTTGATATCTATTCCTGTGTCCTTCACAGTCTGCACGATTGTCAGCTGAAACTCATCTCCAGCCGGACTTCGCACCACCAGTCCAGTTCCTGGCACATTGTCGAACGGGAACTGCTCTTCATAAGTGCTCACGTACCAGTCATCCTCCTTGTGCTCCAGCAGCAACCTCTCGAGGTAGTCTTGCATTTCTTTCTCATTCATGGTGCCTGCCTCCCTTCTCCAAGCTCCTTCAGCTTAACTTCCTTCTCGCTTCCATCCTTGTCCACGATCAACGCATAGAGCTCATTGTCATCTCCAGCGAATACATCCTGGATGTCCCACCACTTTCCTTCGTGCTCGACGAAGTCGCCTACCTTCAGAATTCCATTCTTGTTCATTTTTCCTGCACCTCCTGCAGTTGTCTCACTTTGTTGTTCTATCGGCGCTGGCATTTATATAACCATCGCCTCAGTCCGCATCCTCAGTGTTGTAGTTCGCATCGAACTCTCTCTTGTCGTGGTCATCGAAGACGTGATTGTAGCAGTCCTCTCTGCTCTCATAATCGTTGACACAGAGCGGGCAGGTGTAGAGCACTGTCCCTTTTGGGTATCCTTGCTCCTTGCACTCCGCAGGATCAAGCGCGCGCTCCGATATATCTGCCATGACCTTGACCTTGGTCTTTATGTTTTCCTGGTCCCACTCCAGAACCTCCTGGTCCTTGTCAGGTTTGTCCTTCTTGAGAGTGCTGCAGAACTTCTTCAGCATTTTCTTGTCAGCTTCCTCTTGGTTGACCATTGCAGTGTATTTGTCCAGGTCCAGGGTCTTCGTGACAGCGTTCTCGACTATGCTCTGCATGATTTCAGGCTTCAGTGCGTCTACCTCCCAGCTGATTTTGCCGTACTGCTCTATATACCAGGCCGCTCTCGGGTCTGTTATCTTTGCAGGGTTCGGCGGCAGCTTGTAGTGTTTTATCTGCGGCATGGTCAAGGCTACCGACCTGATTTCGAGTTCTGGACTGATGTACTTGCTTCCTTTCGTGAGGAACTCCTCGAGCCTTTCTCTGAGGTCTCTGACCATGTCCAGTCCGCTCGGGTCGTGGTCTCCGACGTAGAGGATGATGCAGTGCTTTCCTTCTTTGAGTTTCTTTCCGAGTCTCTTGCTCATCTCGTAGACGACACTGCTGCTTGCGTATCCTTTGTTGACGCAGAGCCTGATGTGCCATCTTCTGGCTATCGGACCCAACACGCTTGTGAGTGCGTCTTTCTCGCAGAGTAGTTCGACGTAGTTCTGTTGTCCGTTCCACCTGGGCAGTCTGTAGCTTGCGAATGCCGAGTCCATCAGGTCGTTGACATCGTTCCACTGGCTGCTCATCTGCTGTGGTCTTGCTCTGTCTTCCATTGCATCCCAGTCGACTTTGCCTGCGTACCTGGCGAGGCTCACGAAGTCCCCCAGCCTGTTGTAGACTTCTTGGGCGTTTGGGATGATTCCTTCTCCCACCAGCTGGTAGTACAGCTGTCTGAGTGTCAGTGTGATTCCTTGCTCGAGGTAGGAGTTCACGAACCTGGTTATGTGTGCGAGCAGTTCTTGCTGATCTGCTTCCCAGAACTTCTTTCCGTTGTCAACGCTGTACGAGAGCTTTATTGGTCCGGACAGTTTTATGGTTCTGAATTGTTCTTTCATGGTCTTCGCACCCCCGTGCTCACAATAACTATTTTCTCTTCGACCCGGTCATACATCACGAACCCGTACTTGTGCTTGATTCGCTCCCAAGTATCAAAAACCGTACTCACAGCCATCTTGGTTCTCTTGGCGATAGTCACCAAGCTCGCTCGAGGATCCTTCTTGAGTACCTCAATGATAGCTTCTTCTTTCTCTTCCTTGCTCATGCTTTCACCTTCTCTTCGGGTTTCTCATCATCGTCTTCTTCTTCAGGCTCTTCCAGCTCATCTATAATATCCTGGCAGTTGAAGGGCTGGCTCCCCATGTACCCGTGCCCGTTTCCGATGCACATCTCCAGACTCGGAATAACGTATGCTTCCGCTCCACTGCTCTGAGTGGTTCCTTTGATTGCTTCTCTAATGAGGCTGACCGCTTCCTGTATCTTCTCCTGGGCCTCTTCCAGATTTCCGATTCTTTCTTCTTTCTCCATCGTCATTGCCCCCTCGTCTTTGCCTGTTTTATCAGAGCGTTGAGCATCTCTTTTCTCAACGCTACCTGGTCTTCCTTGTCGTCACCCTCGAAGTATTTTAAAAAGTGGTCGATGTCACTCCTCATTTGTTCGAGCCAGAATCTCACGTCTTCCTTGAAGATGACCTTCTCGCTGCATTGTTTCTTGACCTGATTCAGGCAGCTCTGCACTGCATCGAGGTTTTGCTGGAGTCCTTGTGTGTTCCAGTCGTCCGGTATGATTATGTCGTTCTTGTTCATTGTCGAGCCTCCCTCAGAATGAGTCTGCAAGCTCTTTGTCCTTGAGCTTGATTGTCTGTATTACGCACCCGCTGCTGTTCCTGACTTCTATTGTGTCTCCGGAGCAGTGCATCTCTTTGTTAGATGCCCACATTAAGAATTCCTGGTGTGTCATTACATCCAGTTTATTTCCGTGTCCGTCTGTTTTTGCTTCCATGTTCCCAAGCCTCCCTTGGTTTTGTTACGTTGTGCGCTGGCCCAGTGGGTCGCGCTGTCATTCTCAAATACGCACACCTTTATATATCTTTCGGAAACCTTCCGGAAGTTCCGAAACGCCCAACACGGGCTTCCTAACCCCTTTAAAATAAAGAATTAAACCGCCAAGGAACCGCCACACACGCCTTTTCGGGGGTGGTTTGAAAGAAGTTAGGAGCGCAGACGGCTCCTCTGGCGATGATCGTGCTCTCAGTCCTGCTTAACTTCGCTCAGGAAGAAGTCTGCCGTATCCAGCGCAAGCAGTACGATCAACGCGCTGCTGCCTCCGAACAGGAGCTTGACCCACGGGTTCTCAGGCCATGCCTGCACAATCAATCCCGCTATTCCTGCTGCGAGCAATCGGACTCTTCCTTTGTTCAGGTCCCACCACTTGGCGAGCTTCCAATGCTTCAGACTATACTCTGGACTCGTGTTTGATGCTGTCATTCTTGTACCTCCTGGTAATTGCTTTCGAAAAAATCTTTATTGACCGCAAACTGCTCCCCCTTGACATTCACAACCAAGTAGTCTCCTGGCTGTCCCGTTCCTTTTGGTGTCTTGAAATAAATAGGCATCTGCTTCGCCTGAACCACTTCCGGGTCCTTCATGTACTTCTTGAAACCTTGCATTACCCTCTACCCCCATTTCATGATTGTATCATGCTGATTCGGCCAGCAAAACTCAGAGTTCCATGTGAACCAAATGTCTTTATATTTTGCGGTTCTGAGCCTCTGAGGTTGCTTCTGGAATGCCGCAACGCTTTCTATCGGCCAAAAACACCAGTCAAGCACGTACCACTCCAAGTCGCTTGCGAGGTATATCACATAAGCATGCCCCGTCTTTTTTATTGGGTTCTCCTGGACGTTCCCTGCATTGAGCTTTCTTCGGAACTCGGGGATTCCTGCTGCCTCCATGACCTTCATCAAAAGGATTGCGCCGTCCTCGCAGTCACCAGATAGTGAGTGCATGGTCTCAGGCGCAGTCTGCCAGTACTCCGGCTTTCCCCATTTCTGTATGTCAGGCTTGTATAAAATCGTTCTCATGACGTATCGCAGGCTCTCCAGCGCACGTTCGTCCATGACTGAGTGTTCTTGTGCTATCTTCTTCCCTGCGTTCAGTATGTCGGTCGTGGTGGCTTCCAGCAACGTCCTAACGTCTACAGGTGCTTCTCCTGTCTTCACTGGGTACTTGACTACTCCCCTGGTCCACTTCCTGTTAAAATACAGCGCAAAGACTCCTGGGAACTTGTCAATTAAAGCCTTAAAATCAACCATCAGACCTCCCTCCTCTCAAGTGTTGTCGAATCTGAACTTGGTTATATAAATGATTTCATCAGTCTCATCCTTGCTAATAGCCGTGTACGTATCATGCGTGATAAGCTGCTCAGTGGCATCATCATTGACAATTCCGAACTCTGTCAGGTTGAACCCGTTCGCATTGGTCGTGGGCACCCTGCACCTTATTTCTACTTCTTGCGTTGTTTCATTCACGCTCGGGTACGAAGCCTCGAAACTCTTGTAATAATCATCAGTGCTGGCCAGCAGCAGGTCATCGAAGACAAAGTTATCCGCAACGAACACATCCGAGGCGTTTGTCGTAGTTGCCTGAACCGCCACGTAGTCTGACGCTGCAACCACAGGCGTTCCTACACTCCCCGTAGCTGTAGTTGTGTTCCATTTTAAAAAATTCCAGCCAGCGCTCAGGCTGGCCTTGTCGTAAGTCTTGTAATAATAATTGCTGCTGTCACTTCCGAACCTGACCTGAACGCTTCCCGTTGTTGCCAGCTGCGCAAGGGTAGCAGTACTGATGTAAACCATGCTCCAAAAATCCTTGCTCGTAAAATCCAACGGCGCTCCCAGTATCTTGCTTCCAAGGATCGAGGCACTCGAGACGTCTGACTTTATGAGCTCCAAGGCACCTGTTCCTTCTCTGTATCTCGTGTTGGTCAACTGTATGCTATTTGTTCCGCTGGCAGTCCAGCCTGTTGTTGCATCACAAGCATCTATCGTTTCTGTGGTCTGCACCGGAATGTTAGTCTCCATGGCAGTGTCATCTTCTGTAGCAGCTGTGCTTCCTGTGCCTACTCTGAATCGAATAGGCGCATTGTAGTCTGGCGTGGCTTTCGCAAACCTGTTTGCTATCAGGTTCAATCCGTCAATAGTAAGCACCATCTTCTTGTCCTCCTTTTCAGCTTGCTTTTTTCAATCGAACCTCAGTGATGTACGCCCCTGGTTTAAGCAGTGCGTACCATCCGACCGCGGTTCCTGGAGTCGTAAACTCGTAGGTTCCCTGAACCCCGCTAGTCAGTCCGGTGACTTCTTCCATTGTCTCAAGGTCCGCAGCAAGGAAGAACTTGATACTTCCCACCCAAGTGACCGTAACATAAACGCTATTTATCGTGGTGCCATCTACCAGCACAGCCTTGCTCCTTCTGTACTTCGGTATCCCTGTACTTCCGCTCATGCTTATTGTTGGCATTTATGTCCATCCCTTCGTCCAGTTGAACTCGTAGTCCCATGATTCATTTGCTTGAATGAAGTCCAGCGTCGCATTAAAAAGCAGTCCTGCGGTGGTTATTGTTGCAATGCTGAACTGGCTTGTGCTTGAGAGATTGACTCCGTTGATGATTAGAGCGTACTGGGCGTTCGTGCTGTTCAGCTGTACTGATAAATTGTACGGGCACCTGCCAGTGCAGGTCGCATTAAAAACACAGGCGCTTTCATTCGCTACGGTCACGTTGTACTCTGTGAGCCAGTCGTAAGTGGTATTCCAGAGGCTCCAGTTGGGGTCGAACTGCAGAGTTGTTATCGGCGAGCAGTACGAAACATTGAGTTCATCAATGTACGACGTGCCTGCTGCGGTCTCGTTGGTCAATATTTCTATGTTGTAGTAGAGGGTGTCAGGATCAGCGTCCGTGCTCCCGCTACACTCCAAGTAAGTATCAGGGTACGAAGTGAATGCTCCTGCGGAGTACGTAATTGGTCTTGTGCCGTTCCAGTACGTCAGATTTGTGGGTGTTGTCGGGATTGAGTTGCTGATTGTTCGATTTGTGCTTCCCGTGCTGTTCTGCGCAGTGTTGTAGACGTACACGCTGCAGTTCCACACGTCACCCTTGGCGGTCCAGTTAGCAAGAAGGACGCTGCTGTTGCTGGTGCTGTTCATGGTCACATTGTTATCTGTCCAATTGATAGTGCCGTTCCTGTACCAGCTGAAGTTTGCACTGATATTCAATCCCTCTATATTTGTGACGTCCACAAGGCAGGTCAGATTATTGTCAGAGTACGCTGTCGATGGAGTTATTGTGATGCTGTTAATTGCAAAACTGCTATAATTCAACAACAGCGCGTAATTGCTATCTTCTGTGTAGTTATTTGTTTTTTCTTTGACTCTGAGGTATATTGTTCCGTTGACTGCGCTTCTATTCCAAGAATACGAACACGCAACGCCCGTGCAGGATGCTGTTGAGTTCACACTCCCATTTATTGTATATGTTTCTCGCGTATTCAATGTCAGTCCGTATGTTAAATTAAAAAAAGGCATTGTGCTATTGGAATAATTTGTGTACGCAAACCAAGTGATGCTCACCGTTTCTCCAGCCACCACATACCCTGGCATGCTTGGGAACAATAATGCAGGCATAAAAGCGGTAGAGACGTTTCTGAAACTTTCCAAGTGTCCTGCGCTGCCGTCCACGTGAGCGCCTCCGCAGCCGCCTCCTCCTGCGCCTCCTGTGAGTCCGTTCATGGTGAAGTTTCTGAACGAATTAGGAACGTCAGCATCTATTATTCCTGAGTTAGGCACATGAACACCAATTGCCAGTCCGCCTTCTATCCCATTTGCTATTCCCGCGCACATACCCGAAGCTCCGCCCGTCAACCCATTTATTGTGTTATCTCTCAAAACAAACAAGGAATTATTTGTTGCCGAAACGTAGTAACCTATTGCCTTTCCTCCAATACCCCCGCTCCCGTCTCCTGGCGAGTCTCCTCCAAGTCCGCCAGTGATTGCGCTTATTGTGGTATTATGAACAATACTATTGTTGCACGTGATTCCGTATGCGTTGGCACCATCCCTGCCATTCACGTTTTGTGCCGAATCATCACAGCCTGAATGTGCTGGACCTGAAATTAATGTTGAGACGCTGCTATTTGCTACAAGAGAATAATTCGCCACTATAATTCCATAAACCGAACCGCCTGCAGCACCCGCCACAGTTTGCGATGAGCATTTTGGATTTCCGCCATTGCCTCCAGTGAGTGAACTTACCGTACTGTTTTTTATTTCAGCATGATTTCCAATGCTCAAACCGTAGGCATTTCCACCAGTTCCACCGCCACCGCTTCCTGCGCCAGTAGCATCTCCTCCATTTCCTCCCGTTACTCCCGAACAGGCAGTATCAAGAATTCTATGCCCAATATATGCATCTCCGCTGTAAATGCAATACGCATACCCTCCCGTAACCGGACTTGAGGCATCAGGAGAGTCATCTCCTGTTATTGTGTAGACCGTGTTGTTCTGTGATCTAAAATAGTCCGCATCAATAAGAATTCCTGCTCTCCAAATTATCCCATCCCCAGTTCT